TTTCTCTTTCCACTCGGACGTGAACAATACGGTGTAAAGACGCGCAGCTACATCACCGAGCTTACGATGACGAGACTTCCTGGGGCAATGCGACACAAGTACGAGGAATTTGTCAACGAGGGAAGCCTTCATGTAATGCCCGGTAACATTCTTGACATGATGGAAGTGTACGAAGACCTCGATCGATTTATCCTCGCTTCCGAGTACGATGTGCGATCTCTTGGCTACGACCCATACAATGCCAAAGAGTTTGTAGCTCGCTGGGAGGGTGAGAACGGGCCGTTTGGTATCGAGAAGGTCATCCAAGGAGCCAAGACCGAGTCGGTTCCCTTGGGAGAGATCAAGATCATGGCGGAAGAACGTCTCCTAATCTTCGATCAAGCTCTTATGTCTTTCGCGATGGGTAACGCCATAACATTGGAAGATACCAACGGCAATCGAAAGCTTCTGAAGAAACGTCAAGAAGAAAAGATCGATAATGTTGCAGCTCTTCTAGATGCTTGGGTTGCATACAAGTTGAACAAAGAGGCCTTCGAGTAAGGAAGGAGGTGATATGGCAACGCGAATTGGTACGGCGTTAAAACACGCTTGGAATGTGTTCAGCAGCCAAGATGATCGAAAAGTTGGCGTCGGTTACTACGGGTATGGAGATTCTGGTCGACGGCCAGATCGTCTTCGGATGCGAATTCCCAATGAGCGCTCCATGATCTCCTCTATTTTTACGCGTCTCAGCATCGATGTGGCTTCGGTCGACATGCGTCACGTGCGATTGGACGACGAGAATCGCTATAAAGAAGATATTGACAGTGGTCTTAATAATTGTTTGACGGTGGAAGCTAACATCGATCAAGCATCTCGAGCGTTTCGGCAGGACATCGCTTTGACACTGTTCGATAGAGGTGTCGCCGCGGTTGTTCCTGTCGATACGACTATCAGTCCGCAGACTACTGGTGGATACGACATTCTCACATTGAGAGTCGGTGAGATCACGCAGTGGTTTCCCAAGCATGTACGGATTAGTCTGTACAACGAGGCGACGGCACAACGGGAGGAGATAACTCTCGAGAAGTCCGCAGTAGCCATCGTCGAGAACCCACTGTATTCGGTGATGAACGAGCCGAACTCGACTCTTCAGCGCCTTCTCAACAAGCTGAATCTGCTGGACGTGATCGACGAGCAATCTGCCTCGGGCAAACTCGACATCATCATTCAGCTCCCCTACGTGATCAAGTCCGAAGCTCGCAGAGAACAAGCTGAGCAGCGCCGCAAGGACATCGAGTTCCAGTTAAAGGGTAGTCAATATGGCATCGCCTATACGGATGGAACCGAAAAGATCACGCAGCTGAATCGTCCAGCCGAGAACAACATGATGGCTCAAATCGAATACCTTACGGAGATGCTCTATGGCCAACTCGGTTTGACCAAAGAGGTAATGGACGGAACGGCTGATGAAAAAGCTATGTTGAATTATTGGAATCGTACAATTGAACCTATTCTCACGGCTATCACACAAGCAATGGTACGCACCTTCTTGACCAAAACTGCTCGGACACAGAAGCAGACGGTGCTTTTCTTCAGAGATCCGTTTCGGTTGGTTCCAATTGAGAATATTGCCGAGATCGCCGATAAGTTCACTCGTAACGAGATCATGACGTCGAACGAAATGCGCCAGGTTGTAGGGATGGCTCCCCATTCAGATCCAAAGGCTGACAAGCTGCTCAACAGTAACATGCCGCAGGGAAGTGATACGCCAGCCGTAAAACCAGTTCTCAACATGGTGCCAGCGGTCGACCAGACTGATCCGACTCTGGGAAAGAAGGTTCAAAATGGGAGCAGAGGCTAAGCCTGACTTCAGCGGATACGCCACGAAGGCTGGTCTTAAATGCTCAGATGGTCGGACGATCATGCCAGACGCTTTCAAGCATCAAGACAAAGAGATTGTCCCCTTGGTCTGGCAGCATGGCCATAACGAGCCGAGCAATGTACTCGGACACGCAGTCCTTGAGAATCGTGAGGACGGCGTCTATGCCTACGGTTTCTTCAACGGAACCGACCAGGCGAAGAACGCTCTGACTCTGGTTCAGCACAAGGACATCAAGTCGCTGTCCATCTATGCCAACCAGCTCACCGAGAAGTCGAAGCAGGTTTTGCACGGCTTCATTCGTGAAGTGAGTCTGGTTCTCTCCGGCGCGAACCCTGGCGCCCTTATCGACAACATCACGCTCGCGCACGCAGACGGCGAGATGGTGACGTTGGAAGATGAAGCGATTATCTACACCGGTCTGGAGCTCAATCACTCCGATGGCGAGACTGAGGAGACGGAAGAGGAAGCGAAGCACTCCGCAGCCGACCCGACGGTTCAGGAAGTCTACGACTCGATGAACGAGCAGCAGAAGGAAGTTGTTCACTACATGGTAGCGCAGGCTCTTGAGGCGAAGACGACTGAGGTGAAGCAGTCCAGCAAGGAAGAAGAGGAGTCCTCGTCAGAAATTGTTCATGAAGACAAAGATGAAAAGGAAGGACGACGCATGACCCGCAACGTCTTCGAGGAGCAGAGTGGTAAGAAGGAAGGTGAGACCAAGCACGTTCTTACGCACGATGCCATCGAAGGCATTGTGGCGGCAGCAAAGAAGGGTGGATCGTTGAAGCATGCCGTCGAGGAGTACGCTCTCGAGCACGGCATCACCAACATCGACATGCTCTTCCCGGATGCCCGCGCGGTCACGGATACGCCAGAATTCGACGCAAGGCGTATGGAGTGGGTAGCCAGCGTCATCAACGGCACGAAGCATTCGCCGTTCTCCCGAATCAAGTCCCTCGTGGCAGACATCACCGCTGACCAGGCACGTGCCCTGGGTTACATCACGGGCAACCTGAAGAAGGAAGAGTTCTTCGGGCTGGCAATGCGGACCACGACCCCTACCACGATCTACAAGAAGCAGCAGCTGGATCGTGACGACATCGTCGACATCACCGACTTCGACGTGGTCGCCTGGCTGAAGGCCGAGATGCGTCTCCTGCTCGACGAGGAAATCGCTCGTGCCGTTCTGATCGGTGACGGTCGCACCACCGCCGACCCGGACAAGATCCTCGACCCGGCGGGCGCGAACAATGCCGCTGGCGTGCGCTCGATCCTGCACGACGATCCCCTGTACGCACACCCAGTGACGGTGGACCTTGCCGACGCGGGCTCGAGTCCAGGCGAAGTGGTCGACGCACTGATCACGAACATGGGCGCCTACAAGGGCTCAGGATCCCCTACGTTCTACACCACGATGCCGTTCATGACGTCTCTCCTCCTGACCAAGGACGGAATGGGACGCCGCATGTATCGTGACAAGGCAGAAGTCGCTTCGGCGATGGGCGTCTCCGACATCCAGTACGTCGAGGTCATGGAGCAGGAAGCGAAGCTGATCGGTATCGTCGTGAATCTGAAGGATTACACCATCGGTGCCGACAAGGGTGGCGAGATCAACTTCTTCGACGACTTCGACATCGATTACAACCAGTACAAGTACCTGTACGAGACCCGAATCTCCGGTGCCCTGACGAAGATCCGCTCGGCTCTGGTCGTCAACGAGCCGTAAATCGAAAGTAGGATTCATGGCAAGATTCTTTGGTCGTATCGGTTATGGAGAATCAGTAGAAAAGAGCCCAGGTGTATGGGTTGACGAGATCGTTGAGTATTCATATTACGGAGATGTCATTCGTAATGCACGAAATCTCCAACAAGGAGAGAATCTCAACCCGGATCTCAGCGTGCAAAATTCGATCAGTATTGTAGCCGATGCATATGCCAACGAACACTTCTTTGCCATTCGTTATGTGGAATGGTCGGGGGCTTTGTGGACAGTTTCGAGCGTCGAAGTGCAGAGTCCCCGACTTCTGCTTAGGTTAGGGGAGGTGTACAATGGGCCAACGCCTGCAGTTGCACCAGCTCCTTGAATCGTTTGTAGATAACGTATATTTCCAGCCACCAACGAACATCAAGTTGGTCTATCCATGCATTATCTACAAACGTGACTTTGCAGATACGAAATTCGCGGATGACAAGCCTTATAACTACACGAAAAGGTATCAGGTTACAGTCATCGATCAAGATCCTGATAGCGACATTCCAGATAAAGTCGCAGAATTGCCTATGAGCCTATTCAATCGATTTTATACAGTAGATGAACTAAATCATGACGTGTACAACGTCTACTTCTAAGCGAAAGGAAACAAATGGCACCGCTGACATGGGACGATGTGGGTGATCGCCTTTACGAAGTCGGTGTAGACCATGGTGTCCTGTACATCCCGGACGACACTGGTGTGTATAACGCCGGTTTTGCCTGGAATGGTCTTACCACTGTCACGGAGTCCCCCTCTGGGGCAGATCCAAACCCGCAGTATGCAGACAACATCAAGTACCTGAACCTGATTGCAGCCGAGGAGTTCGGTTGCACGATCGAGGCCTTCACCTACCCGGACGAGTTTGCCGAGTGCGACGGTACAGACATCTCGACTCCGGGTTTGGCTGTTGGCCAGCAGGGCCGAAAGATGTTCGGCTTGTCGTATCGGACAAAGATCGGTAACGACGTCGACGGAGTCGATCATGGCTACAAGCTCCATCTGGTCTATGGCTGCCAGGCCGCTCCATCGGACAAGGCCTATGCCACGATCAACGATTCACCGGCAGCGATCTCGTTCAGCTGGGATGTCACGACCTCGCCGCATCCGGTAACGGGCATGAAGCCGACCTCCCTGATCGTCGTCGATTCCACCGTGGTTGACCCAGCCGACCTCGCTGCACTCGAGCAGCTGCTGTATGGCCAGGCCGCAACTCCGGCTGCACTTCCCACGCCGGACGCTGTGATCGCGCTCTTCGCTGGCCCCTAATCTGAAGTAATTTCTCTCTCCCCTGACAGGAGGCCGGAGGATGCTTACGATCGTGGTTCCTGGCGTCGAAATGTTTGACGAGCAGTCGCGAGAGTTCGTCATGGAGGGCAATGTTACGCTGGAGCTAGAGCATTCTCTGGTCTCACTGTCAAAATGGGAGTCCAAACATGAAAAGCCTTTTCTCGGTGGAGAAGAGAAATCGATCGCAGAAGTTCTCGACTACATCAAGTTCATGTCTGTGACTCCCGATGTGCCCGATGACGTCTGGAAGAAACTCTCAGAAGAAAACATCTCGCAGATCAATGAGTACATCGATGCCAAGATGACGGCTACTTGGTTCAGCGAGCCACCAGGAGCGCCGAAGAGTCGAGACGTCATCACGGCTGAGCTCATCTACTACTGGATGATCACGTTCGAGATCCCATTCGAGTGTGAGACATGGCATCTCAACCGATTGTTCACACTGATTCGAGTATGCAACATCAAGCAGGCGAAGCCACAGAAGATGAGCCGATCTGAACTTGCTGCTCGAAACAGAGAGCTCAACGCTCAACGTAAGAAGCAATTGGGAACGAGGGGGTGACATGCGACTAGTTTGGGATCAGACCGGTGAGCGATTTTACGAAAGTGGTATCAATCACGGGGTCTTGTATCTTCCTGGTGAACCTGGTGTGGTTTGGAATGGAATTACTGACGTAGAGGAAACCAGTTCGATCGAGGTAAAACCGTCTTTTCTCGACGGAGTGAAGTATTTGGAAGCCGTGATTCCTAGTGACTTCGAAGGAAAGCTAAAAGCGATCACCTATCCCGAAGAGTTTGATCCCGTTCAAGGACAAGTCAACGTCGGTCCAGGATTGACATACTACGACCAGCCGCCTAAAAGCTTTAGCTTGTCGTATCAAACGCGAATTAGCAGCGATTTGGATGCCGATCACGGCTATCAGATCCACATTCTTTACAACCTCGTGGCTGATCCCGATACGGTCGTTCGAAGCACGCTCAAGGACACCACAGAGCCCATCGAGTTCAGCTGGAGCTTGAGTGGAGTTCCTCCGGGAGGCGGATTTCACGGCACAAGACCTACGGTTCACGTCTCTATCGACTCAAAAAACACGCCTCCCGACATCCTGACAATCATCGAAAATGTCTTGTATGGGACATCTACGAGCGACGCAAGCCTCCCGTCACTAGACGATCTCGCGGAATTCTTCGGATATTTGGGTGCTTTGGTTATCGTTGATCACGGTGATGGCTCTTGGTCGGCTATCGATGAGTCGGATAATTACATCACTATGCTCAGTAACACCTCTTTTGAGATCGACAATGCCGATACAACCGTCATCGATCCAGATACGTACACGATTTCGTCTACGAATGTAGGCTAGGGAGGTGAAATGGCCACAATTACAGGTCTTACCGCTGCTCGAATGCAGGAAATCGAAGATGCGTCGGTCGTTGCTGGCGCTATTATCAATGGTCACCTGATTCTCACGAAGCACGACGGAACGACGATCGATGCTGGACCGGTAGTTGGTGCTGCTGGACCTCCTGGCCCTACAGGACCTCCAGGAAGCAGTGCTATTCCGGGTGAAGTCAAGCTTTGGGCCAATGATGTTCTTCCAGATCCAGCTCAATGGGGAAAGTGGGTGTGGGCAGATGGCGCAGCTTACGACGTTGCAACATATCCGCTCGCAGCCGGTAATATTTCAGGTTCCTGGAAGACGTTTGACGGTGCCGCAGATCCTGGTGCAGGTAAGTTTCGCGTTCCGGATATGAGAGGACTGATTCCTGCCGGAATGGATCAGATGCCTACGGGCGTTCGAGCAAATCGCATGACTCGTACGGCGGCAATCGTCCTAGCTACCCGAACGGGAAAAGAGCAACATGCTTTGGTGGTTGGGGAGATGCCTTCCCATAGTCATACCGTCAACTCACACGCTCACACGGTCAATGCACATAGTCATGGTGGATCAACGCAAAGCGAGACAGCCTATCATCAGCATACGATGGGCTGGAACCGAACGACGACGATGAACAATTCCGGTGGCGCCAATGGTGTAACCGGTCTGGTCAATCCGGCAAGCTCTCCGCAGTTTATCACGTTTACTGAC